GTCGATGGTTCCGCTGGTGATGCGTTCGGCGATGGTGTTGATTCCGGCTCCGGCGAAATGTGTTCCTGCTGCGGTGGCTTTGGCGGGTGCGGTTTCGTTGAGGTTGTCGCGTACGTACTGGTTGAACTGTGCGGCGGAAAAAATGGTATTTGCGACCGCTGTCATTGGCGCCGACCAGGCCATCAGGCCACCGCCCCAGTCGGAACACCATGCTCGGCGTTCTCGGCGCGCAGGTCGTCGATGCTCTGCCCGTGCGGGATGTTGCACTTGACGGCCTCGTCATGCCCGGCCGGATACCAGATGCGGGTCTGCGGGACGGGGCGCAGCATGAGGACGGCGGTGATGTCGGCGAGGTTGGGCGGCCACTCGATCGGCGCGTTCAAGTGGCAGTTGGTGCAGTAGAAGTCGCTCTTCTGCACGACGCGGGGTGAGCGCGGGTTGCGGGGGTTGGATAGCTCGTAGAGGTGCTCGGCGCCGCCGCAGTCGGGGCGCGGGCAGTCTGCTATCCAGTCGCCGCAGTAGACGCGGGCGCGTGCCGTGTGCGCGATCAGCTGGACCATGCGGTGACGGTAGAACCCGCCCGGCGAAGATCGTTCCGGGGCGGGTCAGGTACCGAACTGGCCCGTGTCGAACTGCCCCTGCGTGAGATGGTCGAAGATGAACACGGTGTCCGGGTCGTCCGTTGAGCTGGGGTCGAACACACCGTCATCGAAGCCCAGGCCTGCCACATCGAATGTGAACGGGTTCTCCGCCGAGTCCCCCAGAGTGCGCTCGCATCCGAACGTCGCGTAGTGCACTGTCTGCGTGCACTCATCAACAACCATGCGGGCAATAATCTGCTCGATCCGCTCAATGTGGAAGTCGCCGTCCAGGCCGAGTTCGCCGTTGCGGATGGTGATCCGGTCCGACAGGGCGCGGGTCAGGACCTGCAGCCAGTGATCGTCGTCGGAAGACACGATCCGTAGCTGCACGGTGGGGCGGCGTTCCGCGTAGTGCGCGAGGAGCAGCTGGGTGATCGCCAACGCGTCGTTGGCGTTCACCCACGGCGGATCGTCCGGGTAGGAGCGGCGGCTGTGGCGGGCGATGCTGACCGCATCCTCCGCGGAGACCTGCACGGTGCGGGCCACCGGAACGGTACGGGCCCGTACCTGAAGGCGGCTGATGTTCACCGTGCCGCCGACCGCGGTGATGGTGATGGCGAGGGACTGGCCGGAGCGGCGGGACAGCAGGACGATGGGGGTGCCGGTTCCTGTATGGATGATGTCTGTGCCGTCGGTAAGGTCTTGGGCGTCACGGAACGGATCGGATGCTTGCACGTCGACCTGGACGGACTGTCCAAGGGTCAGGCTGATGGTGGTGCCGGATTCCCAGACGACGGACAGGCTGGCCTCTGGCCGGCGTTCCTCCACGGCGAAGATGGCGGAGTTGATGATGTCGCGCCAGCCGTGGCTGTAGCCGAACGGGGGGATGAAGTCGAAGGCCATGGGTGCCTCAGGTGATGGAGTCGTAGACCGGGATGAAGCCCAGGCTCGCACCGGCGGCATCGAACACTTCGATGCGGTCGGTGACGCTGCCGAGGGTGGTAGCGGCCGCAGAGTTGCCGACACCGAGACCGATGACGGTGACGAGCATGTCGTCTGTCTTCAGCTGGCTGGCTGCCGCTCGGTACAGGTTGGTGTCCGTTCCCGCGTTGCCCGGCCCCCACGTGTGGACTCCGGCAGCCGTCAGGTTGTAGCGGGGCTGAGCGTCGCCCGTCTGCCTCCCGTCCAGGAGCGTGTTGGTGGCGGACCCGCGGACAGCCTGATAGCCGCCCTGCGTGAGGGTCGTCGGCCCGGCCATGGTCGCTGCCTCGGTTGCGCTGCGCGTGGGCGCTGCGGTGGTGCCCGTAGCAGTTCCCACGTTGGGGCCGCGGTAGAGCGCCGTGTTGCCGCTGCCGTCGTGGAACGGGGTGGTGGCGGCGTGCAAGTAGCTGTTGCTGATCTGCGCGTACGTGGAGTTCGCGACGCTGGTGCCGCGCTCGGGGCTGTTGACGCCGCCTCCGTCGTCGTTGACGCCGGGGTAGCAGGTCATGCCGGTGACGACGACGGGGGTGGTGGCGCTGGACACTCGCAGACCTGCGAAGCCTCCGCCTCCGGCACCGGGGAATCCGTTGCGTCCGTCGCGGCGGGCCATCAGCCCGTCGACGATGATGGGACTGTTGCCGGTGGAGTCGATCAGCACCCCGTACTGGGAGTTGCGGTCGGTTGAGCAGCCGGTGAGGATGGCGCCGCCGGAGCCCTGGCTGGTGCCCCAGGAGCCGGTGATGTAGAACCCGGACAGTGCAGACCACTCGGCGCGGCAGACGTTGAGCTGGGTGTTGGCGGCTCCGCTGATGTAGTAGCCGTGGCCGCGTACACCGATGGTGCGGCAGTTCACCAGGTGGTGGTCTGTGCCGATGAGGTGGAAGCCGTCCCAGGTGGTGTCGGCGACGTCTTTGCCGTTGATTTGGACGTTGTCGAAGTACCAGCTGTAGGGGTCGCCGTCGGCGCCGCCGTTGACGAGGACGATCGAGTGGTCTGTCATCTTGGCGATGCCGACGTCACGGATCACGGTGCCGTGGACGAAGCCGGTGCCGCGGATGCCGGAGACGGTCTCCGTCGTCAGATTCACGCCGTCGATGTTCACGCCAGTGATGTGGACGTCACGCGTTTCGGTGGGATAACCGGCCACGTCGGCATCGAGAAGGTCGATGACCGTGTCGTCGGAGAAACCTGCCAGTGGGACGAGCGCCGGGTAGTCGTCTGCCGAGACGGCGTCGCGGTCCACGATGGGCCCTGCCAGCCGCACGTAGGGCGGGATGGTCAGCTTCGAGGCGAGGCCGTACCGTTTCGCCCCCAGGTACACCACGGCGCCCGGTGGTGCGGCGTCCAGGAGTCCTTGGATGACCGTCTTGTCGTCGGTGACGCCGTCGCCTGCTGCGCCGCTGCCTTCTACGGGTATGGCGAGCGAGGTGATCTGGTTTTGCAGGTCTGTCAGTGCCGTGTTGAGGACGGGTCCCCATCCGGTCTGCCCGATCGTGGGCACGGTGACCATGTGTCAACCTCCGTATACGTCGAAGCCGTAGCAGCCGTCGCCGTACTCAGTGACGGGGTCGTTGCAGGGGTCGCATGCGCCGATCAGCCGGGATGCGAACGTGGCCTGCGAGATGATCGACGCCTCCCGCAGCAGTCGGTGATGCCGGTCGCGGAAGGTGAACGTGCCGTCCGGTGCGACGTACGCGATCGACGGTGGGCCTTCGGATTCGAGGAGTTCCGTCAGCGCGGTGAACGCGTCGGTGCCTTCCGCCCACCACCACGGCACGAATGTGGCTCCGAGGTCGAGGTCGCGGGGTGCTGTCCAGCCGATGTGGTCGAGGATGACGCCGATCAGAGTGCCGGTGCGTTGTGCCTGGTACAGCTCGGTGGAAATGGTGGTGCCCCGCAACAAGGCGAGGCCATCGAGGGCGGTGATGGATGCGGAGCGGTCGTCACGGTCGGGGTGCACCTCGAACTCGTCGATCCGGCCGCGGATCAGCGGATACAGGGTGTCGTCGTGTACGACTTCCACCTTCACTGGGGCTGCGGGCGCAATCTCATCGACGATCGGCGAGTCCGTGTTCTCCGGGCTGTAGATACGGTCCGCATTGCACAAGGTCATCGACAGGCTGCCGACCATCGGCGGGGACAGTTGCCGTGCCTGATCTCGGCCGTACTGGAAGACGACGGGGCCGCGGGCCAGCACATCGTTGGTGACGTCGTCGTTGGGGTCGTCGAAGTCGCCGTCGCCGTTCCAGTCGACGGCAACTGTGTAGCCGTCGGCCAGCGTCGGGGTGATGTTGAAGTTGTCGAATTCGGCGAAGTCGCCGGTGGGGCCGCCGCCGGTGACGAGGGGGGAGCAGTGCGCCAGCAGCTGGACCTGCAGGTCGTTTTCGGTGGTCCAAAACGGTGCCGTGTCGCTGTGCTGTGTGACCCATTCGCGGCCGTCCGCCGAGGTGTCCCAGAACACGCTGCCGGAGGTCTCGCGGACCCGTAGCCAGGCGTGTTCGGTCGGGTCGTAGGGGATGGTCCGGCCGCCTTCGTCCGCGAAGCCGACGTAGATCGTCATCAACAGGATGTTGGTGACGGCGTCGACTTCGAAGACGATCTGCGTGCCTGCGACATCGGAGACGATCAGCAGCTGTGCGTACGCTTCGCTGTGGCCGGTGCCGTCGGGTGGCATCAGCTGCACGTGCGCATGCGAGCCTTCCAACCTGTACAGGGCTGCGGAGGCGTAGGCGGCGAACCCTATGTCGCACGGCACCCGGGCGCGGCCGCCGGTTTCGGTCGGTGGGCCGCCGGGTCCGGTGTTGTAGTTGTCCGGCCACTTGACGGTGTCTACGACGTTGTCGTCGAAGTCGTCGGTGAGGTCGGCAAACAAGGCCGTGGACGGGGTGACGTTGAAATCGTCGAACTCGGCGAAGTCATCGGTGCCGCCGTCCCGGTGGGCTATCAGCTGGACTTGCAGGTCGGCGTCAGCCACCCACGCCGGGGACGCCTCCGTGCGTCTGGTGGTCCAGGTGATGCCGTCCGCGCTGGTCTCCCAGTGCAAGTCTCCGCCAGCTTCGCGGATCCGCACCCAGGCGTGTGCGACCGGGTCGTAGGGCAGGCTGGTGAAGCCGGGGTCGAAGAATCCGACGCGTACCGCCATGCCGAGATTGCCGGTGGCGGCGTTGACTTCGATGATGGCGTCGGTGCCGGCGGTGGTGGTGGTGATGAGGAGTTGCGCCCACGCTTCGGTTGCGGCTCCGCCTGCGGATGGGGGGAAGAGTTGGCAGCTGGCTTCGGAGGCTTGGAGGGTCCAGGCTTCGGCGGTGGCGTAGGCGTTGAAGCCGGTGTCGCAGGCGACTGTGGCCAGGCCGCCGGTTTCGGTGAATGTGCCGTACGAGTCGGGCCATTTGCCGGTGTCGACGGTGTTGTCGTTGAAGGTGTCGCGCAGGGTGCCGATCAACGCCATGTCAGGCCCTCCTCAAAGACTTGGGGAGGCGGTTGGTGCGGTGGAGGTCGTCCAAGGATTTCGCGAGCCAGTTGTCGAGTTCCATCTGTGAGCCGATGACGCCGGTGTTCTCCATCTTCAGCGTCATGTACTGGTTGATCACCGTGGGTGTCCCGCTGGTCGAATATCTGGACCGGGTGATGCTGCGGCCCACGTTCATCCCCGCCATGCCGCCGTCTGCTAGGGCGGGCGCCCCGAGGCTCATCGAGTTGACCGCGTTCATGAAGGCGACGCCGTACTTGCGGACCGCTGCGCCCCGCATCACATACTCGGTGTCTGCGACCCTCGCGCGGGCGCCGGACCCCAGCAGGGCAAGGACGCTGTCCGAGGTGGGTGTGCCGGGGCCTTCGACGTAGCCGCCGTGGGGGAACGCCTGGATCTCGCCGCCTGTGGCGTAGCGGGGGACACGGCCGCCCGCCGCGAGACCGGACCTGGCGGTGCCTGCGGCGACTCCCGCGTAGTTGCGGCGCACCTTCAAGGTCACCGTGCGGGAGCGCACGCTGGCCAGTTCGCGTTTGGCCGCCGCGACCTGATTCTGAAGCTGGCGGATCGTCGCCCGTAGCTCGGACCGCTTCGATGGCGGGACCGACTTGATCTGCGCCTTGGCGTCTTTGACTTTCTTCTGGAGGTCGTCGAGCTTGCCCTTGAGTTCGGACTGCTTCGATGGCGGGACCGATTTGATCTGTGCTTTGGCGTCTTTGACTTTCTTCTTCAGGTCCTTCAGGTCGCCCTTGAGTAGCGCCGTCTTGTTCGGCGTCTTCAGGATCTGGTCGGCGAGCTTCTTGGCAGACTCACGGCTGAGGTCCTGCTGCATCAGGTTTTTGATGAGCTGCTGTCGGCCCTGTTCATAGATGCCATTGACCTTCGACCAGGAGGCTCCACTCTCCCGTGCGGACGAGGCCGCCGCGTCGGTCTTCGCCGCCAGATCGACCTGAGCACTCCATACATCTCGGGCTGCCTGTGAGTTGAGGTCGAGTTCTCCGTTGACCAGGCGCAGCGCCCCAGCGTTCTCCGCTGCCGCCTTTGCCGAGTCATCGATCGCCTGCTCAAGGGCGATCATTCCGCCCGCTGAGGCCCGGTTGACGTCGTTGAGCGCCTGGACTGCTTGCCGCAGCCCGTCCGCAGACGCCTTCTGCTCGGCCAACTTCGTCGACGTGGCCTGCGCCTGCTGCCCGAACAAACCCATCGCGTCCGCGGCGAGCTGCTGCTCAAACTTGGCGTCCTCCAACGACGCCTTGTAATCATCAAGACGGCTCGTGAACTCCTTCGTGTCCTTGCCGCCCTTGCCGTACTCCGCCGTCAGCCGCTTCAACGCCGCAGCAGCAAGATCCGCCTGCCCGTTCTTGACGAGATTCGCCAGCGCCTTGTCAACAGAGTCGAGGTTCTCCTTCGCCTCCTTCACCGGCGTGGAATCCCAGCCAGTCCACCCGACGAGGAACTGCTGCACCTTGTCAGCAGTGCCCGGATCAGTCAGCGACTTCACCTTGTCGTTCAAGCCACCGAGGTCGGTACCGAACGCCTTCGCGGCCTCCCCCGCGACCTTCCCGGACCTGCCGAGCCGGGCCAGTGAACCAGTCAGCTTGTCGACGTCCGGCGGCGCCTGCCTCCCGATCTGCGACAACTCCGTCAGAGCAATGACCAGCAGCCCGATGCCGGTACCTGCGACCGCGACCTTCGCCGCCCGCGACAGCGTCCCGAACGCCGCGGCCAGCCGGGGCAGTACTCCAGTGGCACCGGCCGCGGCCACCCGCATCGCGGTGATGGCCGTACCGAACGCCGCAATGCCCGCCGAAGACGCAGCCATCCCCGCCGCCGCAAGCCGGACCGCCTTCAACGCGATCGCCATCTGCAGCATCGCCGTGATCGCACCCGGCGGGACCGCCGCGACGATCCCGGCCAAAGCATTCACCACCGCCAGCAAACCCGGCCCGACATTCGCCGCACCTTCAAGGATGTTGCCCAGTGCCTCCGCCACATTCGACAGCACATCCCGTACGAGGGGCCCGTTCTCCCGCGCGTACTCCATGAACTGGGCGACAGCGCCAGACATTTTGCCCGTGTCCAAAGTGCGGGTGAAGCGGATCAGTGCGTCGTTCGCCCGCGTCAGCACGCCGGTGGAAAACTCTGCGAAGTTCTTCATGAGCCGGTCGAAGCCAGGCGACTGGACACCGCCCGCGGCGATCGTCACAAACCGGTTCAACTGCGCGCTCGTACCCTCAACCAACGGAGTCAGCTTCGGGAACACTGCACCAAACGCGGCGAACGCCTTCGTCGCCACCGGCATCGTATTGTCGGCAAGACCGTCCGACCACTCCCGGTACTGGTCACTGAGCACACTGAACGCCGCTGACGCGGTCCGGGTGGCCGGCGGCAGCGCGGAGAGCGACGCCCGGTACGCGTCCTGGGCCTTCACCGCCTCCGCCGAGCTGGCGCCGTGGGTCTGGGCCGCTTCAGCGGCCTTCTTCTCCGCCTCCGCGACTTCCTTGAGCGCCACGACCTGACCCGCGACGGCCGCACCGAACACACCCACCGCGACTGTCGCCGCACCCAGCCCCGCCGCGATCGGCAGGAGGTGCCCGGCCTGCGCCGCAATCGGCAGCAGCGCAGGCGACAGCAGCAACGCTGCAGACCTCAACGCGCCCAAGGCTCCGCCCGCGTCTCCCGCGGACCTGGTCACAATGGTCAGCGAGTCGGGCAGCCCAGCCAGTGTGGCCGCGGCACGGCGCATGCTCGTGTCGAGGCTGTCCATGTCACCGCGCAGGCTGCGGGCTTGGGTGCCGAGCAGACGCAGCGCGGCCGCAGCGGCGACGGCCTGCGCGGCCAGGCCACGCAGAGCCCGCGCGGTGTCCTGCGCCTCGTCCCGCAAGGCGCGTAGTGCCGTCGTGGCGGCAGCAGTGCCGGCGGTGTCCGTGTCGATGCGGGCGTTGATGCGGATGGGGCCGAGTTGCTGGAGGTCGCGTACAGCGGCCCGTACGGCGGCAGTGCCGGGCCCGGTGTCGTCGTCGACGGTGACGCTGATGCTGGCGCCGCGCAGCGACGCAAGATCGTCGCGTACGAGGCCGATTCGGCGCTGCAGGTTCCGCAGGGGGCCAGTGGTCTGGTTGACCATGCGGCGGATCGCGAGGACTGCGCCCGCGGTGGGCATGTCGATGCGGATGCTGGCAGTACCGATCAGATCAGCCATCGAGGCTCACTCCCATCGAGGCGAGGAACGACTGGGAAGCGTCCTCAGCTCCGGCCCACCACCAGGGCGCGCCAGGGTCTGTCTGCGGCTGAGCTTCGCGGCGTTCGCGGCCGGGGAGCGCCCACGCCGAAGTGCCGAGGTCGGCGTCGAATCGGGCGCGCGCCTGTTCCTCGGTCTGGCCGTCTCGGACGTTCAGCCGCTGCAACATTTCGGCGTAGATCGCGTTCAGGAAGCGGTCGGCTCGGAGGTCGCCGAAGTCGACTCCGCGGGCTGCGTATTCGCCGTCGAGCTGGTGCCAGATTCCGGGCTGGCAGACCCATCCGATGAGTCCGGCGACGGCTGTGTAGGGCGCATGCCGTATTCCTCCAGGAGCCACAGGACGACGTCGGACATCTGGTCGTCGTCGATGGGGCGCGTCTTGTCCTGCAGTCGGTCGGAGAACCGCTGCCAGGATTCGGGGAGGAGGGCGAGGACGAGGGCCTGCTTCAGCATGTCGTGCTGCTGCTGGTAGGTCTCGGTGTCACCGGTGCTGTTGTAGAGGGTGACGAACTCGGCGAAGACGTCGCCGGGGAGGACGGAGGCGGCTTCGAAGGTGTCGCCGTCGATGGTGAAGTTGAGGCGTTTGCGGGGGCGGCTGAAGTCGCGGGGGCCCGGGGGTAGCGGCGGGGCGGCCATGACCGGGTGCTGTCCGGCCGTGATGCTGTTCGGGTGTGTGAGGAGTTCGGTCATGCGGGTGACGGTAGGTACCTCCCGCGCATGATCATTCCGGAGGTCAGAGAGCGGTCGGGAGCGCCTTGTTCAAAAAATCATCGGCCTGGGTGCCGGGGTGATTGACGAGCTTCGCGAACACGATGCGGCCGCCGACGGTGAAGCGGAGCGCCTGCCGCGTCCTCGGCCGGATCTGGTGAGGCGCGGTTCCGTTGATGACGTAGCCGACCGCGTCGTGATGGACGCGGATCGTCGCCGACGGCCCGGAAGCACTCCGCTCGACCTGCGGCTGCGGGATGCGTTCGCTCATGCTGCCCGGGGCGAACTGGCGGGCCGCAGTAGCAGTACGGTCCGCGCGCTGCTGACAGTCCCGGCCGACCATCCCGGTAGGCGAGTTGAGCATGCGGTCGACAGCCGCCCAGTCGATACGCAGAATCGCGGCCATGTCAGTTCCTCGGGAGTGAGACTAGCGCCCGCAACTCGGTGCCGACGCACCCACCCAACGGGCCCTGAGGAGTCTGGGGGCGGACGAGGAAGTCCGAGATTTCGTGGGCGTCGTCCATGGTGCACAGCTCGTGGGAGGTGGCGAGGAGGACTTGGTAGGCGTCCCGGCGTACCTGCTGTGCGGACGCGTCGAGCTCGGCGACAAGCGGATACAGCTGCTGGCCTACGGGGTTGGGGGCGCAGCGGATCAACTGGATGATGATCTCGCCGACCTCCCACGGTGCGTCACAGGGTCCGACCCTCGCGGCTTGTGGGGCGGGGAAAGTCTCCGACGGGTAGACGGTGCCGACGGACACGGCGAGCATGCCGCAGTCGCAGGCATCCCAGGCGATGGCCCCGGGGACGACACCGGAGCGGTCGGGGGTGTCGGTGAGGTCAGCATGGATTGCGGCCCTCAGTCGTTCTGCGACGGTGTACCACTTCAACTCGCCAGAGATCATCGGCATCAGGTGCCCGCCCTTCGCACCGTCGGCCGATCCACGCTGTACACGCGCGAGCGTTGCCGCAGCCCGTACGGATTCCACGTCGCCACGAACATATCCACCAAATACAGCCCGGTCCGGCCCTGCCGGAACAGCTCACCCACATCCGGATACGAGATCGTCACACCCTGCCGCACCAACTGCTGCACACCCGCAGGCAGACGGCAGTCCCCACCGTCCGCGGCCTTCGCGATCTCACACGCCAACTCGCCCATCGCCAACGCCGCGCCCTCCGGCAACGGCTCCCCGTACCGGGCCGTAATCGACCACGTACCCGTCTCATTGTCATCCCGGGACAAGTCGTTGCAGCGCGGCCACCGGCCACCGTCCGTACGCACCACCAGCCGGTTGTTGTCCAGCCGGTACGCCGACGACGCCAACACCACGCCGTCGATGAGGACCTCGACGATCTCGTACACCGGCGCCGGAAGCCGCACCTCCGACACCTCCGAGCATGAGCAGCCTGACGTGCACGACCCGCAGGTGAGGTTGTACCAAAGGCCGCCGATCAGCGCGGGCTGCGGATAGGAGCCCGACGCCCACGGGGGTCCGAAGTCGTCGTAGAAAGCGCCGGTCTGACACTCACTCGCGCACGGCCTGAGCGTGATCTCGCACAACCCGAACCGCATTCCGGTCAGCGCCCACAGCGTTTCCGTCGCCATGGATACGGCGATCCCGGTGACAGCGGGGTTGAGGGTGTCGAGGTCGCAGATCCAGGTGACGGGCCAGTCCGCGCACGGGCCCGACACCACACCCGTCCCGGTGGGCTGGCTCACGATCGGATTGATGACCGGCATGCTGGGCCTCTTCTCAGCTGATCCCGTACCACTGGGAGGCCCAGCCGGTGTTGATGATGGACGTGGTCTGCTGGGTGAGGTCCAGCGATGCGGGCAGCGACGTTTGGCTGGTGAGCATGTTCGAGTACCGCAAGTTCGGTGCGGTCAGGTTGGCGTTCACGCTGATGCCCGCACCGGACGCTTTGAAGTGCAGGGCGTTGGTGGTCCACGTTCCGTTGAGGAGCATCGCGATGAAGTAGTCGCCGGGCGCGGCGGTGAACGGGGCAGCGAGGTCGACGGCTTTGGCGATGGCGCCGGTCATCAGGTCGGCGGAGATGTCCGCGGTGACGGCGACGCGGTCGCCTGCCGCGTCGTACACGCCGAGGTAGCAGTCGCTGAGTGTGGCTCCGGCGTCGAGGCCGGACAGCCCGAACCAGATGCTTGACCAGGTGATTGTCTTGCGGAGGATCAGCTTCGTGAGGGTGACCCGCCCGCCCACGCCCGCGGCGGACTGCGCGGTGACGTGTCCGGCCATGTCCGGGTCATACGTCCACGCCAGCAGTCCCTGATCGGAGGGGTAGTTGCGGGGGAATTCCAGGTTGATGCCCGACGCGGACGGCCCGGACCCCGACACCTTCACCACTTCCAGCGTGGACCCGGCTTTCAGATTCACCGCGGTGATGTTGCTCGACGCCTGCGCCCACTGCAAACGCAGCGTCCCGGGTGTGGCGCCGGTGACGACGATGCCATGCGGCAGCACCATCAACCCGGCCAACGTCGCCGAGGCAGCCATCACACCAACATCGACTTCGGCACCGAACTGGCGGCCCGCCATCTTCAACTGCGCTGCCCCGTCGGGGGCGGTGGTGCCGAGCGTGCCGGCCACTGGGGCCCATCCGCCCGCCGCGCCGGACGGGGCGGTGAAGCTGATTGTCGCGTCGGCGGCTTCCGGGCCGTCGAACAGCAGCATCGTGGTGAACCGGTAGACGCTGTTCGCTTCGAGGGATGCGAACAGATGCAGGTCGTCGGACACGGTGGTGTCGGCTGTGCGTGACTCGTCGGCGGTCTTCACTTTGAGCTGGGTCAGCGCCGACAGTGCAGCGATCTGCGCGTCGGCGTAAGCACGGTCGGCGTGGGGATCGGATGCCGCACTGTGGGCGGCGATGGCGGCGGTGACGTCGCCTTGTGTTGCGCCCTGTCCGGTTGCTCCGATGGCGATGTCGAAGGCTTCGCTGTCGATGTGGATCCAGTAGCGGCCTTCTTCGGCCCAGAACTCCAGCCGTCCGAGGCTGGACGTGTTGATCGGGTTGGCCAGCGGGACAGTGCCGCCGGCGTCGGCCCACAGCGCGGCGAAGGTGTTCGTGTCGTACTCGAACACTCGCGCTGGGATGGTCGCGGCCAAGCTTCCGGTGGGGAACCAGAACAGCTCGCTGTACTGGGCAAGCGCCATGGCTCCCCCTCGGGGCGGGTCTCGTTATGCGGCGAGCAGGGTCGGGTCGCAGGCGATCGTCGGCGGGGCGGTGGTGGTGACGTTCCACACCCAGTGCTCGTCGGTCTCGATGGTCTCTCCGGCGGGCAGGTAGTCGGCGCCGACCAGGGCCAGCCACAGGGTGGACGGGCCGCGGGTTTCGGAGGTGGTCTCCAGCATGGAGCGGCCGTTTTCGACGAGGTACGCGCCGAGTTGGGTGGCGCCGACGTTGGGCCACGCGTTGTAGATGTAGCGCTGGTTCCCGGACGGGTCGCAGGCTCCGGCTCCGGCGACTTCCTGCCACACTTCCAGGCTGTAGCGGCGCGTCGGGTTGCCTTCGGCGACGGCGAATCCGGTGCCGGTGGTGGGGGTGCCGGTGGTGAGTTCGCGGGCGGAGATCATGAGGGAGACGGCGCTGGTGTTGATCTCACAGAACTGGCTTGTGAGGTTCAGCCGCTTGAGGGTGGGGTCGTCTTTCTGGTTGACGCACGCGGAGCCGTCTGCGGTGCGCTCGAAGAACTCGACGCCGTCTTCGTACTGGGGCTCCATGTTGACCTGGACGAAGCCCTTGGTGACGGTGACCTGCCCGGGCGCGCCGGTGACGGGGACGCCGCACGCGTCGAGTTCGATGATCCGCATGTGCGTGCCCTTGATGGGGGTTACGCACGTAGACGTAGCTGCCATGGTGATCTACTCCTACTCGGTGGGCACGCCCAGGACGATGTGCGCGGCCAACAGGCAGCACTCGAAGCCGAGGACATACGTGCGCTCGGCGATCATGCTCAGGGTGTTCGCGGACCGGTCCAGGGAGTCACGGACGTCGGTGAAGAACACGTCCGAGCGGTAGCCGAACGCGGCGCCCGTCGCATAAATCCACGCGGTCCCGGCGACCGGGGCTGCCCCGTCGGGCCCGCTGCCGGTGTAGCCGCCGCCCACGACGATCAGGTTCCCGGCAGTGGTGTACAGGCGCCCGTCCCGTTCGGTGACCAGGTTCCAGGCGGCGAGGGTGGGCAGCGCGTCGCGGGGGACGTGGATGAGGCCTTGCCCGGAATAGCAGTCGGCGAGATCCGCCTCCAGCTCCCCCAGAGCGTGGGCGACATCGGCCCCGGTGACCGCCGGAGAAGCGGTCGGCTGCAGCACGATGTCCTGCGAGTCGAGGACCTCAGTGTCGGCCGCGAGATGCGGGAACACGATGGCCTGGCCGCCGGCGGTGCCGGTCCAGAACGCCGCCTCTACCTGCTGCTGTTCGACGCGGGCGAGCGCATCTTCGGCGACGGTCGCGGCGTCGGTGAGGCCGACCGGGGAGCATTCGAACTCGGCGTAGACCGTGAACGGTGTTGCCCCGCGTGTGGTCTGCTCAACGTTGCTGGTTTTGGCGGCGGGTTCGGGGGGTGCGCCGGTGCCCGTGACGCTGAGGCATTCGTCGTAGGTGGTGTCGCCGGTCGGGCAGCGTTCGATCCAGGTGACGCCCTGCTGCCAGTGTGACGGCGGGGCGGGGTGTTGGATTGTGTCCCACAGCCCGTAGGGCAGGGCGGTGAACGCTGGTGGGTCGATGATCTGGCGTGCGGCCATCGGCGCTCACCACCCTTCTGCTGCTCGTTTCACGGGGATGGTCAGACGCGGACGGTGCCCTCAAGAAGCACCGACGTGGAGCCGTTGACGTTGAAGCCGACCGTGTAGCGGCGGGACTCGTGGCCGACGCGGGCGACGAGGTGGCACTCCTCGGACCAGGCCGCGGTGTGGTCGTTGGTCTCGTTGAGGACCGAGTCGCGGATCACCCCGAGGTCCAGGGACAGCCCGTTGCCGTGGATGAACGTGCCCGCGGCGTAGATGAGGAAGTCGACGGTGGTCGGCCAGGCGACCATGGCGGACGAGTTGCCGAACTGCGAGGCGCCCCTCACCTGCCAGTCGTTGACCCACTGGACGCGGACGTTGCGGGCGACGAAGTACGAGTCGACCTCAGCGTTGGTGACCGCCTGGAGTTCGACGCCTGCCTTCCACGCGAGGTCGCCGCGGATGACTTCGCGGACCCAGTACGGGAGGACGACTTCGAGGACGTCGTCGATGCACATGCCGTAGCGGGCCCGGTAGTCGGTGGCGGCGAGGCCGACCGCGTTGTAGATCTTGGGGGCCGCTGCGTCGGTGACGGCGCCGCCGGTGATGGTGGTGGTCGCGGAGGAGGCGAGGAGCATCTGCGCGATCAGGCGGGCGTTGATGACGTGTGCGTGCGCCGACATCAGCAGCTGCAGCGTGTTGGCCGTGGCCTCAGGGAACGCGTCGTCGGTCAGGTTCCCGGCGGTGAGGCAGTAGCCGTAGCACTCCAGGCGCTCTTCCTCGAAGTCCGGGCAGGGCACGCGGATGCAGGGCTTCGTCGGGGAGCCGGTGGCGGCGGCTATGTCGTCGGCTTCGGTCCACAGGAACGGCGTGGACTCGTTGGAGAGGGTGGCGGCGAAGCCTGCGAAGGCGGTGCCGCCGCCGAGCGCGTCCGCGAGGGACGGGCTGGTGGGGAACTGGATGCCGCCCCTGCTCACGCCGAAGGTGGGCAGGTCGATCATGCCGTCTTCGCAGGCGATGTTGAAGAAGTCGTAGCGGATCTCGGACGGCGCGCACCAGCCACCACCGGCCACCAGCGCCTGCTGCTTGTCGGGGCCGGTGAGGAACTCGATGAGTTCCTTCATCTCGCCACGGCTGGTGCGGTCGTCGACGGTGTGACCGAAGTCGTTTCGGATCGACGCGACGAGCTGCTCGGACGGCTGGCCCTGCGTGATCGGCATGCTCTTGGCCTTGCGGGCGACGACGTCTGCGAGGGAGCGGAGGGTGGGGAGTTCACCGCCGTGGGCGACGCCGGGAATGTCCACCGAGGCGGTGACGGCGAGACGCTGTGCGGGGACCTTCGGTGTGGGCGCGTGCGCGGCGGTCTCGGCGAGAGATGCGGTCGCCCGGCGGGCGAGGGCCCCGGCGTCGATGCCTCCGCGCCGCTCGCCCATCAGGGCGACCATCCCGGCGGTGACACCGCGGGCCGCTGCGGCGGCAATGGCCTCGGCGTCGACCTGCGGGGCGGCAGGAGCGGCGGTAGCCGGTTCGGTGGGGCCGTGGACGCGGGCCTGGAGGTTGGCGAGCTGGTCGGCGACGCGGGCCTGCTCCAGTTCGGCGTTGCGCTGGGCGCGTACGTCACGGACGGAGAGTTCGGCGCGGATGCGGTCGAGGTCGTCGGTGAGGCGCATCGCGTACTGGAGTGTCTCGGGGTCGACCTGGTCGGAGCCGTGGACGCGGTCGAACTCGGCGGTGCCGCGGGTTTCGAGTGCGGCGAGTTCGTCGTCGCCGACGAGGGTCAAGTCGCTGGGGGCGCTGAACAGTTCTTCGGCTGGCACGGTGACCTCCGCTGCGAAGGGGTGTGCGCCCTGCTGTTTGGCGCCCTTTGATCACGGAGGTTAGCGCATAGCACACAGTTCGGCCAAGGTCAATTGACTTGGCCGAACCGGTGAAAGTAAATGGTCAGGGGCTTGGGTTGGGCGGCGGCGGAGGCTTCTGGCCGCGCCTCTTATTGCAGTTGCACATTTACTTTCACCTCCCCGGGTGGACTCGGCGGGACAGCATCCGCATCACAATCCGCACCGCCTGACGCTCCGTCTCCTCCGCCGACAACCCAGACGCCACCGTCGGACGACCCGCCGCGAGCAGCGCCTGAGGCTCACCACTGGCCACCCGCGCCCGCATCTTCGGCACCGGGAACCCAGGCACATTCACCGCCAGCAGCCCCACCAGCCGCAGCTCACCGCCGATCCGACGCCAGTCACCCGACACCTGGCCCGCGGCCTGCAGCTCGTACACCTTCAGCGGATCCGCACCCGGCCGGATCGCACCCGCCACCCAGATGCCATGCGCATCGTTGCCGACCGCGACATCCGCGACCGCGGCGCCGGTGTTGTCGTAGTGCTCCGCCGCCGGAGACGCACCCAGATGCAGCGGCGCATGCCCCGTACCCACCGTGATCTGACCCACCGCCACCCGCGACCCGTCCGCGCACGCCACCTCACCGGTGCGGTAGTACGGGTGCGCGTCCTCGTGCGGCGGCTGCACGCACACACCCTCCTGCCCGATGTGGCAGGACCCCCACTGCGCGGCATGCCCGTAGATCCGGCCGTCGTCGGTGACCGTGATCGGGGTGGGCAGAGACAGCTTCGGATCCGAGAACCACTCCGGCGCCGGACGCCACACCTCACCCGCGGCAACAAGCGCCCGCGGCTTGGCCGGGACCGGCTCGACCACCGTGAGCGTACGGACGACGTCCTCACCGACGGGCTGCCCGCCGGCCACGACCGCGCCCTGCTCGTCGAGGAGTGCGATGTACGCCTCGGCGAACGCGGGGATGTCGACCAGCGTGGCAGCGCGGATGCGTCCGCCGTGGAAAATCATCTTCTCGGGCTGCGCGAACAGCATCTCCAGCAGGTCTTCCTCGTCGCCTTCGCCGGTTCCGGCGTTGACGTCCTCTGGCCACACGAACTCGACGTCCGCGTCGGCGATGGAGTCGGCGTCGATGGATACGCCGCGGAGGAACTTGCCTTCGATCTTTGCGTGGGCGCGGCGGCCGTTGTCGTCGGACAGGTCGAGGACACCCGAGCCCATGATCTTGCCTTCGTCACGCCAGACCTTGTCGATGCGGCCGACGTTGACGGCGACGGTATGCGGCTCCCCGCCGTGGGAGTCCTCAATGTTCCACCTGAGTGGTACCGGCAGCTCGGCCCAGTTGAGGGCGCCGGGCGCGAACTCGCGGCCGTCGCCAGTGACGATGCCCTCAACGGCGAGGACGCCTTCCCAGGGTGCGGTCTTGCCTGTGTAGTCCATGCCCTTGTCGTCGGGCTTGTCCATGTCGTCGTCTTCGGCGTACAGGGCGGCCTGCTGTTCCAGGGCGGCGGCTTCGGTGGCGTGGCAGCCCATGAGTTCGTCGGTCATCTCTTTGACCACGGCCCACGGCGTATCCGCGCCGCAGTCCGGGTGATCCTGCTCGACGCGGTACGGCATCGTGCCCTCCTGGTCGGTGGTCTGGTGCGGCATTGTGTCCGCGGAAGCCGCCAAGATCATTCCGGCGGCAGCTTGCTCGTCGGGCTGCGGCCAGACGGTGACCAACGTGCCGCGGCAACGCGCGCCGCCGAGGCAGCCCGTGTAGCCGCCGGACGGGTACGCGGTCCGGGCATCGGGCAGCGTGGTGTAGCGGGTGCCGTCGATCGCGCGGCAGGGTTTACATGACGACCGGTCCAAGATTTCTGTAGCCGTGTACTCGGCTGGCGGGGCGACCGCGAGCACAGCCATGCGGCCCTCGTTCTGCGCCGCCGACATCGCCCCGCCCACCTGTTCCTCAACCGCCGCACCCGACAGCCCAGCCAGGTGCTCGTCAACGGCGTCGGCTACCTGCGACGGCGGCCCGAAGCCCCACACGCGCATCGCCTGCCGCACCGCGGACTGCACCAGCCCAACACCCAGGTAACGGGCTGTCGTACGGCCGACCTGCCGCAGCCGGTCCCGGATCGCCGCCGCGGTGAGCGCCTCATCGTCCAGCGACCACTCGGGCACGGTGACGCCTTGGGCTTCGGCCTCAGCCTGCTGTGCGTCACCGGCCTCCCGCGCGTACGCGATCATCCGAGCGATCAGAAGCGTGGCGCCGTCGTCGGTGTCCACCGTGAGTCCGTCGAGACGGTCCAAGTCGTCAGCCTCGGCCGCAGCCTGGATACTCGCGGTGACCTCGGCGCGCATCGCCTCCTGCACCGCAGCCCACGCCTCCACCGTGCTCTCGACCGCTTCACGCCACGCCTTATCCATCTGCGCGAAGTCGGCGCGGCTCGCGAGTTCGAGCTCCGTGGGCTGACGGCGCAGCGGACCCGCCGCCGCCGTGACCGCCTCGCCGAGCGGGATATCCGTGTGCTCCCCGGCGAACGCGACGCGGATGCGGTCGAAGGTGACTGGGCCGAGGCGTTCCTCCAACGCGATGACGAGATCCAACTCATCCGAGTACGCGGCACAGATGTGCGGCACAAACGGCGAGTGCTGTATGGGGAGGTCCGGGTGGTTGGGGGTTTCTTCCAGCGCGTACGTCACGTCGTGGCGCACCTCTCCCAGACCGGGGCCGTCCGCGTCGCGGTCGTCGCCGACGGCCCACACCCACGACGGTGAATCGGTGTTCGCGTTCCAGTGGTTCGCGCCGAACACCCGCGCCGTGATCGGCCCCACAAACTGGGAGGCGGCGATCGCGCGGACGTTGCCGATCAGCTCGTTGCGCTGATCCTCGGTCCACGCGGCGCCGTCGTCTCCGAGGAAGTACAGCGTCAGATGCAGATCCTCAGCGGACTCACCGCCCTCGATCGCCAGCCGCGCAGCGTCCTCCACCGTCGGCATCAGCGCAATCATCGCGCCCGACATATGCGAACCATCAGCCGCGGCTGTGAGCGAACCCATTGCTACTCCTGGAGACGGTGGTCAGGAACCCGCTCGTATCCAAGTGCGGGGAAAGACGGCCGATCGTGAACCGGCCGAACGAATCAAGCCGCGCCTCATACACGCCCGAGGTGCCCGGCCTCGGTAGATCCGCCAGCTTCAGCGAGGCGTGCGTGAACGGACACGAGTACGCGTGCTGCGAGCACAGCCCGGGATGCAGCAACTCCGGCGGCCGGCCGACCGTGAACCGTACGGCGTGCAGCAGCTGCGCCTGCCGGGCCATGCGTTCAGCCCGTTCGGCCGCCGCGGCTTCGCGGGCGGCCTCGGGGTCCGGTGGCGTCCGGTCCTCGGGCGGTGGCGCCTCCTGCTCCGGCTGGTCGCCGGGGGCGATGGGCGCGGTCGCTGCGATAGTGACCTGCTCCCCGATGAGTTCGGTGAGGGCGGATCCCGCGCCGGACGGCAGGGTGTGAATGATGACCTTGAGCGCCTGTTCCTTCAGCTCCTCGTTGCTCGGCTTGTCCGCTTCGTCGAAGCCGGTCTCCCTGCGGAGCGCGGCGCCGTCGATCTCCAGTCGGTCGTACAGCTGGACTGCGTTGTCGGAGCGGTCGGGGCGCAGCGTGAGCTCGGACAGGTCGTACCAGACGACCCACTGCGCGAAGTCCTCCACACCGGACGCCTTCAGCCGGGGCTGGAGGTAGCCGGTGGTGAGGGCCTGGCAGATCAGCTCCGCCTCCGGCGCGATGTTCGTCTTCACCGCGGACTCTTCCAACATCCACTGACCCCAGTGGCTGACATCGCCCATGCCGAGGAGGACTTCGGCGGGGATGTTCAGCTGGGTGGCGAGGCGCTTGATCGCTGAGTCGCGTTTGTCGAGGATCTTGTCATCGAGCTTCATCGTGAAGTCGAGATGGGCGATCTTTTCGAGGAACTCGCCTGGGACCTTGATGGGAATGGGTACGACGGCAGCCGCTGTGCCGGGTGTGCGGATCGCCTCCGCGGCGATCTCGATCCATTCGGCCATGAAGGGATCGTTGGCGTCGGCGAACTCCTCGCGTACGGGGAAGGTCACCTCGTCGGGGAAGAGGACGACGCCTGCCGAAGCGAGCCGTGACAGGTACTGGCTGACGATGTGCCGGTTGACGAGCTCCAGTTCGCGCATCGTGGAGCGAGCCGCTCGGGCCGGGGAGTCGGCCATGTAGTGGTAGCGCTTGTGCGGCCGCCACACCCGGGTTACCAGCGAGTCGGAGCCGAGGGGGCGCCACTGCGCGCCGCTGTTCACCGAGTTCTCGTCGACGACTTCGTAGTGGCCGCGGGCGGCGCGGACTTCGTCGGTGGAGCGGACTGCCCATTGCTCCACTCCGTTGATGGTCTCGCCGACCAAATAGCCTTCGCCGGGGACGGCGAGTTGGGTGGCTATGGCGGACAGGAGTTGTGCTTGGGCGGCGACGCCTCCGCCGAGCGTGGTCATGAGGTCGACGGCGGTTCCGGCTTCGGCGCGTACGGGTTCGTCTTCGCCGGGTTCGAGCTTTGCGGCGTATACGCGTACGCGGGAGAGCATGGCGCTGATCCACTCGACGGCGTATCGGAGTTCGCCGAGGTCGTCGTAGAACTGCCACGCTTCTTGTTGCCAGGTGTCGGTGTTGCGGATGAGTTCGGTGCGGGGGTTGGTGACGGGGGCTGCGGCGGCGGTGACCGCGTTGGGTTGGTCGGGGGTGTGCGGCTTGGGCGCGGGCATGGGGCCGCGACGCGTAAAGGCGTGGTACCAGGCCATTTGTCGGCTCCCGCTGCTCCCGTGGATGGGGTCTGCGGGTGACGGTAGGCACTAGCCGGTGAAGATCATTCCGGGCGGTGGATGGCGATACGCTGAGGCATGACCGAACAGGAAGCCTCGCTGATCATCCGTATGGAGATGGCCCTCGCAGATGAGGGGATCGGCGCGAAGAACCCATCGCCCGAAGACTCGATTGTCATCGCGACCGCGCTAAAGGTTGCCGGGCATCTGTTCGACGAGCATTACGACCTGTGGGAAGCGGGCCTCATCCCGGGCACTGCTCATATCCCCCGATGCGACAAGCCCCACTACACGGGCGCCCTGCATGAGTGAGCGTTGCCCGGGAACACAGAGGAGCCGCCTGCGGAACGCCCGAACGCAGACGGCTCCCCACCCCACACGAGGACCCCGGGGGAACCTGCCCTCACACGTCACCATGGCACAGGAAACGTCACGCCCATTCCTGCGCCGCCAACAACGCACCCACCGCCCACACCGCAGGCCACACCAGCAGCGGCACCGGCAAACCCACCGTCGCCCACACCCCGCCCGTCACCACGAGCGCCACCCAGCCGCTCGCGCACCAAGGGCACGACAGCAACTCGGCCAACCAGAACGGCGACCACTTCCACCGACGGGCGTAGATGAACAGCTCACCGTCGACCAGCCGGAACATCCCCAGGCCCGGTACCGACTTGAGCGTGTGCTCCTCAACCTCGCCGGTCGGGAATGCCTCGTGATGCTGCTCCTTCATCGTCGGCTCACGCCACCCACCCACCAGCCGGTCACGCAACCACAGCACTGGCGGAAAAGTGTCGGCCACCACCAACCGCGTACCCCGATACACGGCCAGCGACATCACGAGCAGCAGCAGCCAAGTCTCCATGCCCCGCACCGTAACCGCGCCCATCACCGCCTCGTTCCGACGATCTGCTTCCGCGCCAAATCGCCACCGAGACTTCCGACACCTCTCACGGAGATCCCGACCAGCTTCAGATGCCACGTGGTCCAGACCATTGCGTCGAGCCTATCGGGTGACCAGCCGAGCTCCGGATACCAAGTCGCAAGTTGGTCCTCCAGCTCCGGAAACACACCCGCGTGATGCCAAAGGCCCTGCGCTGTCAAGGCACTCACAGGCTCAGCACGCACCCGCTTACCGCGAGACGCGGTGAGCTGGCGGATAGGAATGTCAACGCCCATCGCCGCCGCCGCCGTACTGATCACGGATACGGCCATCGCCGCCCCGTAGTTAATCTCTACCGCGATGTCGTCGGCCTCCCAGTCGATCGCAGCCTGCACCGCACGCCGCCCCCAGCCGTCGGGCGGCAGGTTGCACGTCCGGTCATCGAGGACGTACCCGTGATGCTGCGGCCGGCCACCGTCCCCCGGGAGTACGAGGCCGGACTTCCCCGCGACGACGATGCCCTGCTCGCCCGCACCGCCGGACGGGTCCACCCCGACCGTGATCCGTGCAAGGTCCGGCACGTCACCGGGCCGCACCCGGTTCTGCTCGATCGTGGCCCGCTTCCACAGCGCGGCGGCCACCTCGTCGATCAGGCGTCCTTGGAGTTCCTGCGCACCGATGTCTGTGCCCGCGTAGGTGTCCTCCAACGCGTCCTTGACGGTCTGTTCGAGGTACGGGTTGTCGTACATCGTGGCGTGCGTGTGGACGACGCCCGGAATCTCCCCTGCGAGCATCCGTTTCAGGAGCGGGCGCGGCTTCGGTGTGGTCG